CTTTCTATTACAAAACTACAATCTTGTAAGTTACGTTCCCAATCATCTACTGACGGATCTGCAAAGAAATCTTCCTTTTTAAGATAGTCAACATCTACTTCTCCAATGTATCTATCTTCACCTGCACCACCAACTCTATCTCCATCCCATGCAACTCTACCAATAAGAGGTCCATGCATAAGTCCTTGTAACATAACCCTTGTCCAAGTCATTTCATATCTGTTTCTATACAAAATACTTTCTACTGTGTTAGTTAACATTTTAGACTTATCATCTAATTCGCCATCATCTAATATGTCTGGTGTTAATACTCTTACTACTGTATCTGGTGTGTTAGCAGTTAGTACGTACTTCTTGTAATCAACTGCTGGGAATATAATATTATCTGTACTTGAAGGTCTTTTAGTCCTCCTATCTTTCTTCTGTTTCATAAAAGATAAGTTCCATTGGTCGCCTACGTAACACTTTCTTTCATCTTCCCATTCTGTTGCTTTAGTGCTTTTGTGTTCTATGGAATCTTCAATATCTCGTTGTATTGTTCCTACTAATTCATCTTCATAATCCTTCATAATTCACCACCTTTATCCGTAAAAATTACTGTCCGACATCTTGCTTTTATCAAGTGCATTTTGTAACTCTCTATTCTTTTCTTCTAGTTTAACTACTTCTTTATTTCTTTTAATTAAGAAAAATGCTACCCCTAAAGCAGTTAATGATAATTGAAATAATATAATGCTAACTATTAATAAATTAAGCATAATAACTTGACTCCTCTCTACTCTCAATAGTTTTAAATTCATACTCACTATTTGTTGGTTCTGGTGCTCTAATACTATTGCCTTGACGTGTAGTTGCAACAAAGTATCTTAGTGCATCCATTATGTGTGTAATATCGTGTGGTTCAGTAGCAGCATCTTCTGGTTTTCTTTCATCTGCTTGTAGTAATGGGAAGTTTTTAATAAGTGTTTTACAGTTTTCGAATATTTGCAACTGTGGTTTAGAATCACCATATCTTGTAGTCTTATCTCTTAGCAATTCTCTTATTAACCTCCAACCTCTAACTCTGTCGTTGTCTGCCTTTCTTAAACCAAATAAACCATTCTGTATCATTATTTCTTCACCAGATACACCTGTTTCTTGCCTTCTACTCCATAAGTCAGGTGGTGCTATTTTACCTCTTATAATCTCACTAGGTAATGTCATCTCCAACATTTTGCTAGCCGCGTCTGATAATATTAAGTCTGATTCGTGTAGTTCTTTATACACATATATAATTCCATCTTCATCTACTGCAAACCATAAAGCTGCGGTCATATCAAGTCCATAGTCAAACGCTATGTATCTATCCCAATGTCTAGGTATACTGAATGGTTTAACTACGTGCTTATCACGTTTAAACTCTTTAAACATCTGTCCTGTAAATACATCCCACTCACCATATAACCATGCTCTACGTTGTTCTTCCGGTAAGTTTTCTAGTGATTTAACATATCCTGGGTCATTCTCTAGTATAAAAGGATTATCATATACTAACGCTTGTATAAAGTAATAATCGTTAGGATCTTCATCTTCTTCATAATCTTTGTCAATAAATAATCTCTTAATGTAGCTATGCCCCGAGCCCCCCGGATTGCACGTGAAATACATTCTTGACTCAAATTCACCTTGTAAGTAAGGAGAACGTCTATTAGCAGCAGTTAAAGTCCTTAGTTGGTGTTCAGTAAACTGTGTTGCTTCTTCTACTCCTATAACGTCATATGCTTGTCCTTGATACTGTTCTAAATCGGCATCAGTAGCTGCATAACCAAGTGATAGTATTGAACCATTAGGAAAATGAAACTCTTTATTCTGTTTATCATATCTTGCTATACGTTTAGTCTTTGTTTCAGTTTTTAACTTTCTCATTAAAGGAATCTCATGGTTTTTACGTAAGTCCTTTAACGTACGTCTTATAAGTAATATCTGCATACCCGGGTGATATAAACACAAAAGAACTAATTTCTCTCTTAGTGCGAAACTGTTATGCGTAACTATAAAATCATCTGTAACGTATAATCCATTAGGGTTACTAACGGTTATACATCTTCCTTTTACTGTTCCACCTACTTCTACATCTATAACTCTTTTGTTAACAGTTTGGCATTTCTTTCCATGTTTTTTTCTTTTTAATGAAAATAATTCATCTGCGTCCTTATATCTTATATATAACTTGTAACATTTTCTACACTCGACTTTATTTCCTTCTCCATCTACATAAGAACCTATTTTATCTGTTATAGTTACTAGTGCACCCAGACTTCTAAGCACAAATGCAACATCTTCTGCTAGCTGTTTACTAACCGAATAATAATAACAAGCACCTTTATTAGGACTGTTGTATCCATCAGTATCCATTAAGCCTCTAATAAGTTCTAATCTACTATCTATACTGGAATATTTATAAACTCTTGGTATAAACTTGTTCTGAGATTTTTTGCCAAGCAATCCTAATTTGTCAAGGAACTCTTTAATTTCTTTGTTGCTTTCGCCATTAAACCTTATAGTTTGATTAGTAGTAGAATTAACATCATACTTATGTTCAAAGGCATTTAAATAATGTTCTTTATCATCATTGCTACAAGTTAGTGTTATATTAGAAGAAGTCGTACAACCATCTCCTAGTAATACACCTATAAGGTATGAATCCATTAATTTCATTTTAGTGGTAACATTAAATGGTTGTGCTTCACATACAGGTACTTGTGGTGTGTAACCTCTCTCCAACCATTCCTTTAGTGTTTGAGTTTCTATTATCTCTGCAGAATCTTCACCACTAACTCTTTTATTTTTTATCTTTCTAGACTTATTAGCTTTCCAAGCCTTCCATAAGTGGTCTTTAGCAACAGGTAATTTAGTTCCATCGCTAAATACTACATTCCATTTTTCTAATTCAACTTCTGGTTTAATTTGAATAATTCTTTGTACCGAACCATCAGGGTTATTTATTAAATCTCCAACTTCTAGTTCTCTGCCGTTCTTAAATCCAAAAGGTGTCAAAACTGAACTATCATAACTGACAATCTTACCCCCAGCTCTCGCTCCACCGTAGGCTGTGTACTTAGAAGTTGATTTAAAAAACTCTATCTGCTTAGGGTATAGTTGTGGTACTTCATATACATTTCCGTCTTTACCCATTTATATCAACCCTTTCAAAATTTCCTACCATGAACTTTCATATGACACTCTTTGCATAATACTTGTAAATCTTCCATAGGCTCATCCATAAAATTATCATAAGTCAAGTGATGTACGTGTAGATTTTTAGTAGAACCACATTCTTCACAATAATCTATTTCCTCTAATTTTTGGTATCTTTTGCATTGCCAGTCTTTACTTTTTATATATCTTTCATAATCTTCATTTATAACATCTGTTCGTTTTTTATCACCAAAAGTTCTATTATATCTTTCTACCATTTGGTTTATGTACCCATCTTTATACAATTCTTTTATAACCATTTTTCTGAATTTAGAATGTGTTAAAAATTGCAATTCAAATTCTTCTATATCATCTAACACAAATAAAATCCTATTGTCTTTAAGTCCATAAACCTCGTTGTTATCACGTTTATATATTCCATCAATCATGTTTAAAACCCTCCTCAAACTCTCTTATAACCCAGTCTGGAAGGTAGTCTTTCATTTCTTCCTCAAATAAGCTGTATAAGTCTGGTGTTATTCTTCTTCCATTATGAAAATATATAGGATTCATAAAATACTGTGTTGTTTTAGTTTTAGCACTTTCAAATTTACCTTCTGATAATACACCCAATTCTTTTAGTTTTTTTATAAGTTCTAAACTTCTTCTATGACTAACATTCCAAACCTTAGCAAAATCGTCAGTAACCATTGGGAAGTATCCTCTATGATTTCTAATCCTCAACATATTAGTGTTCTTTTCTAAATGTTCTTTTAATCTATACACCTTTCCTATGTCGTTGTCAGATAGTTCTTCCGGTAGACTTATTCCACTATAAGCTGTGAACTTGTTAGAGTTGCTTCTAAATAAATATCCTTTATCGTTAAGTCGTTCTATACCTTTGTTGTGGTATTTATAAACCAACTCACCAGTATCAGTATCTATTAAGTTGTTTTGCCAAACCTTACCCAAATTTATCACTCCTAACACATATTAATTATCACCCGATAACTAAATATATACTCAATCTCACGCGGTTTCGTCGCGTTTAGACCCCCTTATACGCGATAATATCGCGCACCATATAAATACACATACGTATTGGTATAACTCACATAAAGGTTAATTTATTCCATATATTTGTGCACAGTTACCTATGGAGTACTATAGGTATCTCTACATAAACTTGACCTTATCTCTCTCTATAACATAACTCTCTACCCCTATTATACCACACTTTGTGATTTTCCTAACTTTACAACATAGAACTCAACACATAATTACTATGAAAGTGGTTAGCATAATGTAAAGTAACTTATTATCTCAAAAATATATATTATGGATATTTCTTTTATACCCCCTACCCCGACCCTGCTTTTACTTCTTTGGGTATAGGTATGTTATAAGCTTTTGTGCAATATTATATCCAGCTCCAGCGGCGTAATTAACCAATTATTAAATAAGTAAGCTCTATAAATACATACACTCAAGCAGTAGATCCTTTGAATGTATAGGGATTGCAAGGTGCAAAATATCTTGCGGTTGATGATATATCTCCCCTCTATTGTCAACCTATATTATAAAATGGTTAACGTAACTTGCTGTACTATCATGTAGGAACTGTTGAATAACTGGTTAATGGTATCGAGCAGTAAACTATAATATAATTGATCCAACATAAAAAAGTTTAATTATTTTACATTTTTCCCTTGCAATTAATTCTAATAGTGGTATAATATAAATAAGTTAAACAAATAAATTAATAAGGAGTGTAGAAAATGTTAAAAATAAAAGAGAGAACTCAACAAGAAATAAGAAATCAAATAGCTGAAATTGTAAAAGCTGAAGGTTATAATGCTATGG